TCAGAGGGTCTCCTCAGGAAATGTAAACCGGGCCACGATGCGCCGCCGCCAGGGCAGGCTCAGAGGGCTTTCGATCACGCCAAAGCGCGAATAGGCATGGATGAAGGTCGGGTAAGACCCGATCTCGCCAATGATGCCCAGATGTTTGGCCACCCCGCCGCTGCGCATGCGGAACAGCACAACGTCAGCAGGTGCGGGTTCCGCTAGCGGCTTCGGGTCGAGATGCCGCAGTGCGGCCTCCCACAGACGCTCTTCGCCCTGTGGCTCCGACCAATCCATCGAATAGGCGGGCACCGGTTCCGGTTCCTGCCCATAAAGCGCGATCCAAATGCCACGGATCAGCCCCAGACAATCGCTGCCCGCACCCTTGCGGGCGGACTGATGCACATAAGGTGTTCCCACCCAATCGCGGGCCTCCGCCAGAATGCTTTGCTGAAACGGTGTCATCTGCGGCTCCCGCCCGTGTTGGCACCAGTGGATTTCGGCACCGCGATCATCCAGTCCTCGCCCGGCACATCCGGGAAGCCCTGGAAGTTGACCAGGTTCGAAAACTTCATACGGCAGGTCTCGCTGCGCTTGTCACAGCCCGCGATCAATCGAACGGTCTGGCCCGGTGTCAGCGCACTGCGCACCGGCTCCCACAGCTCGATCACACGCTGCGACCCCTCAAAGCGGTCCTGCTTGACCATGCCCCAAAGGCCCGCCGCCGCGCCGCTGAGGATCTCCATGCGGCCCCGCGTGAACCAGCCCGCGTCAAATCCGCCGAAATCCTCCCAGCGGAAGACACGCGACTGGCTCACCTCCTCAATCGGCAATTCGATGGAGAATCCGGGCGTAGCCATGTCAAACCGGCAGCTGCTGTCACCCAGCACTGCCGTGCACGGCGTCTGATAAACTCGGCCGAGCGGACGGTTCAGCAGCTCAGTCAGCCCCCGCAGCTCCGCCTGAAAGCCACCATCGGCCCGGCGCAGCTCACCAATGGAGCCACGAAACTGCAGCCAGCGTTGATCCACATTCTGCCAATTGACCAGCCAGGCCTCGACAGCCGCCTCGTCAAACCGCCCCTGCTCGATCTCATCCTCGCGGATCGACAGATCGCTCAACGCCCCCAGCGCCTCGGTGTTGTCCACCGACAGGCCTGTGCTCTGCGACAGAGCAACCGCACTTAACCCCGTATCTGCCCGGAAGGTGATGCCATCAAAACTCAGCTCCCGATCATGATCAGTGAAACCCAGCACCACGCCGTCCTTACGCGTGATCGCCCAGGCATGGGCGACGGTGGTCAGCCCCCCCTCCAGATGGGCCTGCAGCCCTGCATCCATCCCCGGCATCAGATCCGCACCTCCACGATGGGCACATTGGGCACTTCACCCGCCTGGAAACTGGCGATGCTGGTCTGGATGCGGTCGGTGTCAAAACGCACGGGCACATCGAACTCGAACCCCGCTGTTACCGTCGCGCCCTCTGCGGGCGCAGCCGCGAGGGTCACCACCCCGGTCGTGTGGTCGATTGCGTAGTCAGAGGCCTCCACCAGCGCGGCCCCGTCCAGACCCACAAGCGCCGTACCCACCACCGGTTTGGTGATCGGCCGCTCATAAGTGTGGCTGCCGGATTCGTAGGTCTTGAGCAGTGAAAACTCCGTCTGCACCCCATCCCCGGTTCCAATCACCTGATCAAAGGCGGTGATGTCCAGCGACGGCTTGGCCGAGCGGTAGTCCGACCAATCCTTCCAGCGAAACGCAAAGAGCTGCCCGAACCGTGCCTCGAAAAACGCAATCAGCGTCTCCACATCATCGAGCGACCGCATGCCCAGCCCGGCGTCATAGCGCCGCCGCGAATGCGCCCAAGGCGAATTGCGCTCCTCGAACCCGTTGCTGATGGTTACCACATCGGTGCGCCGTTCGGGGCCACCCACCGAACCAAAGCTCAGCGTGGCCGGAAACCTCACTTCATGAAACTGCATAGGTCTGCTCCCCTAGAATTTACCGATTGCGCTGTCCGCGCCCCAGCGCCCGCGTCATCTGCGCCGCGATCTGGCCCTGGCTGCGTTGGAAGCCCTTCACGTCGGGCGTATTGATGTTCATCACGATGGTCTGCCCACCACCGCCCGCACCGCGCACGCCCAGCTTGCCGTCCGGCCCGCGCGCCAGCGGCATGATTGCCTCCGGCCCGGCCTCGCCCATCACGCCCATACCGCCGCGCATGCCAAAGGGCGTGGCCCCGCTGACAATGCCACCCGTGGCAAAGGGCATCACGCGCCCCTGGCTGAAGGGCGCGCCATCGGCAAAGGGCAGAATGCTCCCGATCAGCCCATCCACCCCCTGCGCCAGCAATCCACCGACCTGCTTGGTCACAGGAGAAATCGCCGCGCTATAGGCCGTATTCACAAGGCTATTCGCCAGCGTATCCAACGCCGTTGACAGGCTGTTTCCGTCAAACACCACCCCATCGAAGGCGCGGCGCAGCCCGCTGCTCAGCCCGCGCTCAAGCACGGCAATGTCGCGACCCGTGGCCTCCAGCGACGTCTTCATCCGTCGCAGCTCCGTGTCGAACCCTGCAACAAGCTGACCGGTCTGGCCCAGAGTGTCGTTCAGCCCCTGCGCCCGCCCTTCCAGATCGTCGAAACCGCTCTCATCCGTCATTGCCATCATCCTTGTCGTCATTGTCCGGATAAGCGGCCATCAAGGCCTCCAACCCGGTGCTGAGCAGCGGCCCTGACTGCGCAGGATCGCCCAGCATGATTTGCAGCTCGGCGGGCGTCAGCGCCCAGAACACCTCCGGCTCCAACCGCAGCCCGCGCAGGCCCACCCGCATCAGCGCTGGCCAGTCCAGCCGGCTCATGCAGGTGGCGCCGTGAAGGCGCGCGCCAAAAGCTCCGCCGCCGCGCGCGCTGCCGCAATCGGCCCGCCCTCGATGTCGCCGTGCAGCAGTCCCTCATCCGAGACGCCGCAGCCGCCGCCCTTCAGCCCGGCCCGCAACAACGCCAGGACATCACCCGCCGTGAAACTGCTGCTCTCAAAGCGCTGCACCATGGCCAGCAGCGAGTCCGCTTCCATCGCTGCTTCCAACTCGGCCAGCGCCCCCAGCGTCAGACGCATCACATGCGTCTCGCCGTCGATCACCAAGGCCACATCGCCCCTCCAGGGATTTGCCATGGTCAGATCACCGTAAAGCTGAGCGCACCCGCGCTGGCCAGCGACAGCTCATAGGTCGCCTCGCCATTGTGGCTGCCGCCATATTCGATGGAGGTGACCTGGAACGGCCCCTCGACAATCCCAAAATCAGGGATCACCACCTGAAAATTCGGCGCCTCGCCATCAAAGAACAGCTGCCGCGCGCGCTCATCCGTATCCGCATCGCGGAACACACCCGACCCGCTGATCGAGACAGACCGCACCCCGGCCCCCGACAAGAGCTCGCGCCAGCCGCCCTGGCTCTCCAATGTGGTCACGTCGATGGTCTCGGCGTTGAAACTCACCCGCGTGGCGCGCAGACCCGCAAGCGTGGTGAAGGACCCGTTGTCCGTCATGTCGACCTTGATCAAAAGGTCCTTTCCGTTCTGAGCACCCATGGGTTATCTCCTGTTTGAAATCTGTTGATTAGTCAGCGTCGACCCGCGCGCGAAAGCGCATGCGGATCTCGCGGCCCGTGTTGGCATCGACCCGGCGTGCATCGGCCCGCTGGAACTTCAGAAAGACCAGCCGCCCGCGACTTAAGGTCAGGTCTGCATCATGCAGCACGTCTGAAATGGCACCTGCGAGGTCCTTCGCAGCGGCAAATCCGGGCTGCGCCGTGATGATCGAAATCTCCAGATCATGCAGCGCGCCATCCCCTGTCTGATCAGACGCATCGCGCACCTGCTCGCGACCAAGGCTGACGTAGGTCTCGGGCACCACGCCGCTTGGCACCGCGTCATAGACGTGCGGGCCAACCAGCGCGGCAACAGCCCCATCATTGATCAGCGCGTCGTAAATGGCGGCCTGCAGCGCGCCCGACATGGCATAGCTCATACCGCTGCCTCCTCAGATGCAAAGCAGGTGAGGTAACGCCCGTCCGCGTCATGCTCGGCCACCGCTTCAATGTGAAAGAGCCGCGCACCTTCGCGAAACCGCTGGCCCGGAACCGGGCGCTGCGCATCCCCTTCCGGCGCGCCGCGCACAACCACGCGGTAGCTTGTCGCCGAGATCGCGACACCTACCAGCGCCGCCTCGCGGCCCGAGCGCGGCAGCACCTGCGCCCAAAGGGTGCCCAGCGCCTGCCAGCTTTCCACATATCCGCCCGCGCCGTCTTCCAGCCGCGACGGGGCCTCAAGCACAAGCTTCCGGTTCAGTCGCGGCGCGGTCATCGGCGTGCTCCGCCGCCGATGCGCAACGCCTTATAGCGCTCGATCAGGCTGCTCACGCCAAAGGGCATGCTGCCCTCCTGCAGCGACGTCTCGTCGCGATATTCGTAGTAATGCGCGGCCAGCAGGAACACCGCCTGGCTCAGATCCGCCGGCAACGCGCTCCAGTCCGCGCCAAACCCGGCCTCGAACTCCACCACGGCCGATCCGGCTTGGGGGATGTTCGGCAGACGCGCGCCCACAGCCCGCAAACGCGGGCGCTGGCTGTCTTGCTCCAGCCAATACTGATCGGCGGCAATCTCTGTTGTCGTTCCATCGCGAGTCACCAGCGCCAGGCGCGTCACCGCTGTGATCGGCGCCACCGGCAGCACCTGGCAATCGCGGTCCCGCCAGAAGGTCAGCGACCAGCTGAAAGTCCGCGTCATCAGTATCTTGCCGGTGCGCGATTCAATCGCGGCCATTGCCGCTCGCAAAAACCCTCCCAGGACTTCATCCTGCACGCTCTCCTGACCAAAGCCGGTGCCCAGCCGCAGGTGCGCCTTGAAGGCCTCAATCGGGAGCGCCACATCCGGCACGGTCGTTTCTTCGATCAACATCATCGTCGAATGTCTCCAAATTCACTGTGCTTCCCCACCCGGAAACCGGGCGCGCACCCATCTGCATTGCTCGGTCGGAGGGGAGCAGCTAGACAACACAAACGTCCCGGCGCGCACCCGGCCCGGCGCGAGGGGCATCCCCCGCGCCGGTATCGTCACCACCCTTAGGAGGTGCCGAATTTCAGCAGTTTGATCGCGGCAAAGTCGCTCACATCGCCGCCCACACGCTTGGTTGCATAGAAGAGCACATGTGGCTTGGCGCTGAACGGGTCACGCAGCACGCGCAGGTCCGGACGCTCGGCAATGGTGTAGCCAACAGAGAAATCACCAAAGGCAATCGCGGTCGCATCGATGGCGGCATCCGGCATATCCTCGGCGATCACCACCGGATAGCCCATCAGACGCGCAGGCTCAGCCGCAGCCAGACCGTCCGACCACAGGAAACGGCCATCATTGTCTTTCAGCTTGCGCACCAGACCGGCGGTCTTGGAGTTCAGCACAAAGGTCGCGTTGGCGCGGTATTCGGCCCCCAGCGCGTAGACCAGATCAATGATCGCATCCGCTGTCACGTCACCTGCAACGCCGGTCGGCACGTAACCAATGGTGCCCCAGGTCCAGACGTCGTTGTCGACCGAGGTGTGGTCCAGAATGCCCTTGGGCTTGTCGATGCCATCACCATTGATGAAGGCTGCCGCTTCGGCGCGGGCGAATTTGTCCGCGATGCGGGCCGCGAGCCAGGTCTCGATGTCAAAGGCGCTGTCGTCCAGCAGACGCTGCGAGGCTTTCGGCAGTGCGCTCAGCTCGTGCAGCGGAATGGTGATCCGATCAATCTGCGGTGTGTCCGTCTCAGCGGTTGTGCCCGCTTCGGTGGCCCAGCCCGCGCCCACATCGGTGTGGTCCACAAGCACGTCGTAGGATGTCGCTTCGACATTCACCACCGCCGCGATGGAGCGGATGGAGGCGGTCGCATTCAGCACCGACTTCACCGTTTCGGACGTCTGCGGATCAACCAGATAGCCGCCGTCGGAATTCACTGCCGTAGACAGCGATTTCACATCCATTTCCAGGCCGCGCAGGCCATCGTCATCACCCGAACGCAAATAGGCGTTGAACGCTTTCTGATGCGGCGCGCCCGCGTCGATGGCTCCGCCAAGGGGGCTGCGCTGTGAGGTCAATGTCTTTTTGTCAAGCATGGTCAGTCGCTCTTCTGTCTGTTGAAGTTTCATGTCGATATCGTCTTGAAAGCGTTTGAAATCAGTGACAAAGCCGGTCACGGCCTGCCTGACATCCTCAGCGGGGCTCATCGGGTCCCCGCCCGCCGCTTTGCATTCGGTCTTGCTCATGGCAAATCCTCTTGTTGGTGTGTAAGGGCCGCGCGAACGTTCCCGCGCGACCGGGACGACAGCTGCGCGTTAACGGCGCGCCAGATCGGCGCGCGCGCCTGCAAAGACGGCGGCCATGTCGCGCAGGGAACGATCAAGCTCGGTCTCACCGGACTTGCCCGCAACCCGCGCACTGGGCAGCATCGGGAAGGTCACCAGCGACACCTCCCAAAGCTCCAGTTCCTGCAAGAGCCTCTGGCCCTTGGAATTCTTGGTGGCCTTGCGCGTCCGGTAGCCGATGGACAGACCGTCAATCGCACCCGCCTCGATCAGCGCCGCCGCCTCACGGCCCTTGGCCACGCTCTCCAGCAAACGGCCTTTAACCCACAGGCCCTTGGCATCCTCGCGCACCTCATCCCAGATTCCGATGGGCTGCGCGGGGTCATGCTGCCACAGCATCTTGACCTTGCCGCCTTTGGCCGCCAGCGCACTCAGAGAGGCCGCATAAGCGCCTTCCGCCACAACGTCATTGCCCTGATCAACCGCGCCAAAGAGGCTGGCATAGCCGCTGATCACGCAGCCGTCCTCCACCTCCAGCGGGCCGCCGAAACGAGCGAACTTGCGCTCCAGTCCGGTGTCGATATCCATAGTCACTCTCCTCGTTGAGTGGGAATGCGAGGGCCGGGGCGCACCCGACCGTCATTGGCAAAAAGCAGGGCGGCGATCTCACGGCCCAAACATCGCGCCCCGCATGATGAAGGACATCAGCCCCCCCACGATGGTCGCGATGATCAACCAGACCAGCCGCGAGATATGCCCGTCGATCCGGTCCAGCCGCGTGTCCACCTGGTTGAACCGCTGCTCCACGAACTTGCGTTTCTCCTCCGCCACGGCGAGCTCCCGCTCCAGCAGGACGGTGGCGCGTTCAATCGCCGTCATGCGCTGATCAATCCGTTGAAAGACGTTCTCAAAGTCGTCAAACGGGTAGATCACATGCTGGTTGAACGACTTTTTCTCCGCGGAGCTCACGCGGCACCTCCCTCCGCAGGCAGACCCAGCAGCGCGCGTTTCTCCGCCTGCGTGAGGAAATCCGCCTGGCTCACCCGGCTCCACTGCGCATCGCGTTCCGCCGCCAACGCAGGCACCTGGTCCAGATCCGGCTTCAGCACCAGCGGCGCTCCCGTGAACCCCGCAATCCAATGCGCCAGCGCCGCCGTGACCCGCGTGGCCAGCGGCAGAACCGTCAGGCGATAGAACGCCCGGTTCGCCTCCTGATAATTCGCGTAAGTCGCGTCCCCCTGAATGCCTAGCAGCATCGGCGGCACCCCAAAGGCCAGCGCGATCTCGCGTGCGGCGGCATCCTTGCTCTTCTGGAACTCCATGTCCGAAGGCGAAAAGCCCATCGGTTTCCAGTCCAGTCCGCCTTCCAGTAGCATCGGGCGGCCCGCATTGCGCGCGCCCTGATGATGGCTCTCCATCTCATGCACCAGCCGTTCGTATTGGTCCGGCGCCATGGTGCCCTGCCCCTCAGCCCCGCGATAAACAATCGCGCCCGAAGGCCGCGCCGCGTTGTCGAGCAAAGCCTTCGACCAACGGCTGGCCGAATTATGCACATCCACGGCCATGGCTGCCGCCTGCATCGGGCTAAAGCCATAGTGGTCATCCTGCGGGTGGAAATTCTTGATGTGACACACCGGCACCCGCGCGCCCGTGACATCAAACCGGTGCTTACGCCCGCCCACGGCGTATTCATAGGCCACCGGCCAACCGTCCCCGCCGGGCACCACGCTCATCCGGTCCGAGCGCAGCACATGCAGTTCAACCGGGAGGCCCTCATCCCCTGCCACCGCCTCGACATAGCCATTCCCGTTCAGCAGCAGCTGCGCATACAGCGCCTCCAGCAACTCCGCCCGGCCCTGCATCGGGTTCGGACGCGCCACAAGGTCGATCACCGGATGAATGTCATAGCGCTGCTCGGTGTCCTGCAGCACCAGCGGCAGCGCCGCCGCCGCCTCGGCGATCAGCTTGACCGACCGAAACCCCACCGGATTGCTGGAAAACCCCGTCCGGGTCAGTGACACCGCATCGCGCGGGCTCCAGGCCACGCGGCCCGAGGTCTGATAGGCCACAACCGGCCCGGCGGCGCTCGCTTTCTGTTCGGGTGCTTCACTCACCGCACCGCGTTTTAGAAAGTCAAAAACCATGTTGTCTGCTCCTTCGTTGCTCGCCGGCGGGTCAGTTGCACCCGCGCAAAAGATCGGCGCGGGCGGCTGATCTTGCTTGCCCACAGTCTGGCGATTTCCGATTTCAAAGGTGAGAAGGCAGCGTACGCTGCCCCGTGCCCCTACAGGCTTGGCTCAACGCCCGAATGTTACCGAGCGGTTAAAGGGACCGTACGCGCGGCGCCCGCCATTTGGCCGCCGGTTCGATCATCAATTCATGCAGCGCCCAGACCAGCGCATCAACCCGATCAGGCGACCCCTTGCCCTCATAGCCCTGCAAGGTCATACGGCACATCTGGTCTTCCAGATCGTCAAGACCCGGCATATGCCGGACCCGCCCTTGCTCATAAAGCGCAGCGATGGGCTCAGCCCGCGCAACCTTGCCCCGGCTCGCGTGCACCCCCTTGTAGGGCACCAGCGGATCCACCTGACGCAGCACTTCCCCCACCATCTGCCCACCCTGGTTCACTTCCGCCACCAGCCGGTCCGCGCCAAAGCGCTCCATGGCCGAAATCGCTGCCTGCGCCCAGCCCGCAGGCGTTGCGCCCGCAACCGTACAGTCGGCAATCACCGTGGCCTTCCAATCCTGCGGCGGTCCGCTCATCCTGACACCGGCCACAACGATCCCACATTCATCAGACCCCGCATTGCCCGTCGTCGCAGGATCAAGGGCCACAACAATCCGGTCCAGCTCCGGCAGCTTGCGCACCCGGCAGCTCTCAATCCCGGCTGAGGTCCAAAGCGCCCCTTCCGCATCCTCCAGCAAGACGCCATCCAGCTCCTGCCGCCCCAGCCGCGTGCCCTCATAGCGCGCGCGCACCTCCTCCAGAAACGAGGCCGCGAGGTTCGCCGCATTGGCCTCCGTCGGCGCCTGCGTCACCACCGTCGAGGGCGACTGCAACAGTGCCTTCAACACGCCCACATTCCGCGGCGTGGTCGTCACACAAACCTGCGGTTTATCCCCCAACCGCAGTGCAAACTGCAGCATATCCCAGGTGGCCTCGGCCTTCTTCCACTTGGCTAGCTCATCGACCCAGGCCGCATCAAACTGCGGCCCCCGCAACCCTTCCGGGTCAAAGGCCGAATGCACCGTCGCAATCGCCCCATTGGGCCAGACAAGCCGCTTGCGCCCCGCCTCCCACGTCGGACAGCGATCCGGTGGCGAACACGCCAGTATCCCGCTTTCGCCAAAAATCATCACCTCGCGGACCTGGTCCACGGTCTCCCCCACAAGCGCGACCCGGCGCGCCCGTCCCTCATCCATCGGTCGCGCGCCCTCAACCTGCGCCCGCACCCACTCGGCCCCGGCGCGCGTCTTCCCCGCACCGCGCCCGCCCATGATCACCCACGACCGCCAGTCTCCCTCCGGCGGCAGCTGATGCTCCATCGCCCAGAACTCGAACAAAAAAGGGAGAGCCATAAGCTCTCCCTCATCAAGGTCATTCAGAAATTGCTCCTGTAGATCGCGTGGCGCGGAGCTTATCCAGCTTGCCGCAAATCGTAGCCCGTGCTTTTTCGAGATCGAGGGCATAGCCCCCTTGGGCGATCCCTGCATGTTTGCTTCGACATTCGACAAGGCGGTTCTCCACTTTCTGACAGGTCTCCAGCAGCGATGCAGCCTGCATCACGGTCTTGGACCCTTGCGCTGTCGCAGCTCCATCCGTTGCGCGGACCCGTTCTTTCAGGCCTTCCAGTTCTTTCCGCAAATCTCTGATGGAACCGAGGACCGAATTCAAAAGATCTTCGGTCTGCGACTCTACGTGCTCCGGGGTGATTAAGGTCAT